GCAGAAGGCTCAGGTTGAGGCGCAAAAACTTCAACTAGAAGCGCAAAAGACCCAGCAGGAGATCCAGCTTGAGGTCCAGAAGATGCAGGCTGACCAGCAAATGAAGCAGGCGTCCATGATGGGCGACCAGCAGCTTCAGCAGATGCGGATCGACAACGAGCGCGCGGTGCAGGAACTTCGCATCCAGAACGAGGCGCAGATCGCCCAGATGAAGCAGGAGTTCGAGAACCTGCGGATGCAGCAGGAACTCGCCGCCAAGCAGCAGATGGAGGCGCAGAAAGCCAAGATCGAGGCTGACACCAAGATTATGGTTGCGCGCATCGGCGCCTCGGATGCGGATGTCCGCGCCATCGAGTCCGTGACGCAGTCCACGCAGCAGTTGGCGACGAGGATGGGCGAGGATGTGCGATCGATGATCGCTCAGATGGAAGCGGCCAATGCCGCGCGCGACCAGCGGATGATGAGCATGATCCAGGTAATGATGCAATCCATGACCTCGCCGCGCCGGATCGTTCGCGGTCCCGACGGTCGGGCCATGGGCGTGGAGATGGGGACGATGCAATGAAGCAGCCCGTGATGGAGTGGCGCAGGGAGATGGACTGCTGGCTGTTGCGGGTCGAAAGCCCGCTGCCGTCGCATCAGGTCCGCGCTTGTGTGGATTTCCTCAAGAAGGTGCAGGACGGTCGCAGGGTTGGGCTGATGCCCGGTGACCAACGAGACGACCTTGACGCTTCTGTCCGTGCGCTTGATGAGGGCCGTGTCCAGCAATGGGCTGCCGGTCCCGGCATGGATGGCAAGGGCGAGATCGCCGTGTTTCGTTCCGAGCGCGGCACGGGCAAGACAATCGTAGACATGGGAGCGTGATATGGCGGCAACTTGGCGAGCGACTGGCGGTGCGATTGCGTATGCGGCGAGCAAGGACATGCTCGATGTTTTCAACGCCACCAACACGGCACGGGTCATCCGGGTCTACAGGTGCTACTGGTTCAACAACGGAACTGCCGCAGTCACGGGTGTGCTGACGACCGCGCAAGTTCGTCGCATCACGGCGGCTTCGGCTGGAACGGCTGTGACGCCGGTCAAGCACGACACCAATAGCAGCGCGCTCGACACGAACACGACCTGCGGCACCAACCGCACGGTGACGGGTTCCGACATCTTCCGGCGCTTCCTGTTCGTCAACGAGGAGCCCATCGTCACCGGTACGACTCAGGCCAACTGGCTGACGCTGGTGCCGTTCGCTGAGATTTGGAACGCTGGCTACGGCGACACGAACGTCGAGCCGCTTGTCTGCCGCTCGTCCCAGGGTGTGCATCTGTTCCACAGCGGCACCTCGGCGGTCGGCACGGCGGACCTGGAAATCGAGTTTACCGACGCGGCGTCGTGACATGGCTACGCTTCGTCACCGCACCTGCCTGCATGAGTGGATCGTGCCGGACGACACGGCTACGCGCATCGAGAACGATGTGAACGGCGGCGTCGCTCCTGTCTCGCCCCCCGTGACCTGCCCCGGTTGCAAGGTTCCCTCGCGCTACAGCGAATTCGAGATCGTGAAGCCGGATGCCTGAGACGCTCTACATCAAGCTCGACGCGGTGGGCGTTCGACCGCTTGAGGACGGCTTGCTGGCCTTCTTCAACACGGAGTCGTCGGACGAGCGCCGCTATTTCGAGCTGGTGTCGCTGCGCGTCTCGCCCGCCGCCCCCACGTCCAACATCACTCCGGGCATCGGTCATGCTGGGTCGATGTCGATCCAACGCATCTCTTCGCTCTCCGGTGGAGATGCGGCGACGGTCGTCAAGATGGACTCGGGCGACGCCAGCCTGCCATCGCAAGTGTCGGTCGTAAACGATCCCGACAGCGTGACGCTTGGCGACGTTTTCCGCCGCATTGCTGATGCCCCTGCGTTTTTCTTGGACCGTGCGACCAGTAGCTTCTCAGGCCGTACCTATGGCGGCAGCATGACGACCCATCAAAAGTCCCACATGGCAGACATCTGGCGCGGCGGAGAAAGCGCGGATGTTGAGCCGATCATCCTGCGCGAGGGCGAGGGCATTGCGATGGTGCAGGATAGTTACGGCACTCAGCACGCCATGCAGACCGCCGCCGTGGTTACAAACACCGCTACCTGGGAGACATACATCTTCCGCAGCGCCGATCTGACCACCGGTCGCCGCCTCAACGAAGCCAGCTTCGCTATCTTTAACGGCAGCGGAAGCGGTGTCGTCCTGGCCGTGAAATTGTGGGTTCTGCCGATGGAGGGCGAGGCTGTCATGATCCCCCCGCTGCGCCTGTGCCGCATCGCAGGGTTGGCACTCGAAGGTAACACGGTAACCCCTCTGCGCCCTGACACCAGCAAGTCCGTGCCAAGCGCGCTCTCGATCAAGTCCGGTCCCTTTCAGCCCGTCATCGAGGGAGAGTGGGAGGCCGACTATTACTCAACACACGGGACTGCATATTCATCTTCTCCCACAGCCATGGCTGTATGGAACAAGACGCAGATCGACGCTGGCACGTTCTCGCGTCAAGTGATGACGCAGAACTTCCGCGCCATTGGCGAGACGCCCGACGGCATCCGCGTCGGCACCCTCAAGGACGACATGATGTTCGACGCCCAGCCCGGCAAAGGCATCCTCATCAAGCCGGGTGACGGTCTGGCCCTTGTGGCGGGTCGCGATGTTGCATCGGGCGGAACGCAAGCCGTGGGCAACAACTCCACGTTCATCAATTTCGACATCGAGGCGACGCTGCTCCACTACCCGCCGCCTTCTGCGCCCGCAGGAGGAAACACCTACTCCCGTTCCCGTGTCGTGAACAGGTAATGCCATGCTGAAGCAGTCCACGGCGCGCAACCTCATGGTGCTGATGACCGACAGCACCGACCACATCACCGGCAAGACCGGCCTCACGCTGACGATTACGGCGAGCAAAAACGGCGCGGGGTTCGCCATCATCACTCCAACCGTGACCGAGCTTGGCGACGGCTGGTACTCGCTGGCGTTGACCACGGCGCACACCGACACGCTGGGCGACTTCGTGGTCCATGTGACCGCTTCTGGTGCGGACCCGACCGATGTGCGCGAGGAGGTCTTCGCGGCCCTGCCGGGCGACAGCGTGACCGTGTCGTCCATCGGCAGCAATGTCATCACGGCTGCGTCCATCGCGACCGATGCGGTGGCAGACATACAGGCTGGACTTGCAACGTCGAGCGAGGTTCAGGTCGTGGACGGGCTCGTCACGGCAATCAAGGCCAAGACCGACAGCCTGTCGTTCACGGTCGCCGGACAGGTTGACGCGAACATCCAGTATGTCAACGACATCCAGGTCAAGGGCACTGGCACGACCGCTGATCCTTGGAACCCCGTGTGATGTTCGTCTCATGGGGCGACTCATGGGGAACGTCATGGGCAGCGTCGTGGGGCAGCGGCGTTACGCCGGTCCTCTCCGGTCCTTCCGCCCCTACCCGCCTTGCTCGCTACGCCTCCTACCGCCGCGACGGCAGCGCCTTCATCCGGCAGATCGCCCCCGGCATCTACCTGCGAGCCGGGTCGGAGGAACTGCTTCCCAACATCATCGTCGGACAGCAGGAGATCGGGCCTGCTGAACTCCTGTCGGCAAAGGGAAATCCCCTTGCCAAGCAGATCCTCGGGGATCGTGCAGTCAGGAAGATCCGCAAGGAACTGCGCCGCATCCGGGACCCCGAGGCCCGCCTTGCGGAGCAGGAGCGTCTTGTGCGACAGTCCAACGCCGCCCTCCAGCAGATGGAAGCGAGGATCCGCGCCAAGCTGGAGTGGGAAGCGGCTGACGAGGAAGATGTCGAGTTCATCATCCTCAACCTGTAGGAGGGGCAGATGCCCAAGACGCCAGCGTGGCAGCGCAAGGAAGGACAGAACCCAAAGGGCGGGCTGAATGCCAAGGGTCGGGCCAGCTACAAGGCCGCGACCGGCGGCACCCTCAAGCCCCCGCAGCCCGAAGGTGGCGCGAGGAAGCGGTCATTCTGTGCCCGGATGAGCGGCCTCAAGAAGAAGCTGACCTCGGCCAAGACCGCCAACGATCCCAACTCCCGTGTGAACAAGTCCCTCCGTGCATGGAAGTGCTGACATGAAGAAGCCAGTCTGGGACAGAGATCGCCCAAAGTCTCTCGGCAAGCCGAAGAAGCTGTCACCTGCACAGAAGGCGTCTGCCAAG